GACAGAAAATCCTTTAAATAAGCGGTTTTCCGCATAAACAAAGGGTTCCGTGAAATCCATTGAACACATTATGCTATAATGTTTAATCCCTTTAAATAAGCAGGTTCCAACTGCATTTGTGCCGATTTTGTGCCACTTTCTATTGCGCAACTTGACGCAACTTAACAGGATTTGGTATAATATAGGTGTTGGTTTTTGCTTATCATAAATTTCCCCTTTGCCACCCTTCGGGGTGGCTTTTTCTATATAAAAAGCCCCGTCTTTCGACAGGGCTTAATACCAACCTTGCATCTTCCTCATAACAGAGGCATACAATCTTGGTTGCGTTGCTTTTATGGTCTGCATGAGATCATCAATTACTTCCATTGTCCTTTCACTGTCTGTTCTTTGTGCTATTTTGTAAAATTCCGTGTCGCTCTTATACCTTCTTATTGGGTCGCCTCTAAAGGAATACAATGGGGGTTCTTCTTTTTCTCCATACAAAGCATCTTTGATTGTAAGGTACGCTGCCAGCTTGATGCAGGTGTTTGCGTTAGGGTGGCGTTGCCCTTGACATTCGGCTATCGCTTTCTCTAAATCATACTCTGAAATCAAGGGACTACACCACCTTTACATGTTTTCCATTTTAGTTACAATTCTCTGCAATTCGTTTCGGGTCTGCTCATCGGGCATGTCGTCCATCATCTCACGAAGCTGGTCGGCAGTCGCACGACTGTAACCTTCCATAGAATAGTTGCTCATGTAACGGCCACGGGAATCCCGTCTACGCCGGGCATAAGAACCGTCACGATATGATCCGTCTCGATAGGATCGGCCACGGCCACGCCCCCTGTAATCGTAAGAGCCGTCATAGGAACCGCCACGGTAAGCGTAGCTTCCCTCTTCCTCTTCGTTCGCTTCAAGGATCTTTTCGATGTTTTTGATGGCGTGGGCCAGCTTGTCAACGATATCCAAAGATCCGGTAGTCATATCGCCATTACGGCCATACTCTTCCAGTTCCTTGCAGAGCATCTTTTTCAGCTTATACAGTTCTTCCATCTTGTTCTCCCTTCAAGCAATCCTTGTAATAGTTAAGCTTGTGTTCTGTACTTCAATTACAGGTGCAGGAGTTACTGTTGGGTCAGTCGTTGCAGGAACCGCATCAACCGACAGGCTGAAACAGCAACACCTCGGAACCTTGATAATTGCAGTACTGGTTACGTTACCAAACTCTTCAACCGCAGCAGGCGTAAAAATGGCTCTACTCGTCAAACGAGGCTCGCCATTTACGGCAATGGCTACGGCAATCGGAGTTACAGTTGCCCCTTCGGGCAAGGCGATGTTGCCATTGAACGTAACCTGGTACTGTGCGAAGCAATTACAAGGATTGTTGGAGTTAGCACCTTTGAGAATAAAATTCCCGGTGTTACCTTCGTGATACACATTTCCACGATTGCAGGGAATAGATGTATCGAACAGGATCGGAGCGTTTAACGCCACTTCCTGTATCGGATTATTCAAAAATTCACAGGCCATGCTAACACCTCTTAAAAGTTATTACCGCCACATCCGCAACCATTGTTGTTGCAAGTGAAGATAGGAGTTCTGCCATACACGGGAGTGGACGGAACCGGGCAGGAGTTCAGACGGTTGTACAGAGCGTCAACTTCAGTGGAGAAACCCTGCGTGATAAGAGCATTCTGTGCAGTCTGAGACTCACGGAAAGCAGCCATGTTCAGCTGATTCTGCAAGCCAACATTCTCTCTCTGTGCCTGTGCAAGCTGACCCTTTACGCCATCCAGTTCAAGGGCGCACAGTTTGTCGAGAATCGCCTGTGTTCCACGAGTCTGCGAATCAATGATGTCCCTGGTATTCTGATATGCCGCAGTCCGATCCGCACAGTTCTCGGTCGCTACGGTATACTTCAGGTCAGCGATACCAAGGCGGTTCTCGCAGCAGCAGTCTGCAAACTGGGAGCCAAGCTGGTTAAAGCCCTGCGACATAGCAGTCTGCATCGCAAATCCCTGCTGCATGTTTGCCATCTGTCTTGCGTTCGCACCCTGCTCTACGCCAGCGAATCCATTGGCAAGAGACATCTGCACATCCGCACAACAGTTGCAAAGCTGGGTAGCAAGGTTCTGTACGCCACCCTGAATGCCTGTGATAGATGCGTTGAGAATTTGATCCCGGAATCCAGTGTTAGTAATGTCGGCCTGATTCATCCATGGATACAGTTCGTTTCCACCACCGAATCCACCGAAACCATTGCCCCAGCCGCCGCCAAAAGCGAGTAACAGAAGCAGGATCCACCAACCGTCTCCACCGAAACCGTTGCCGAAGCCACCCTGTCCGTACATAGGCTGGACGGGCATTACCATGTTGCCATTTTCGTCAGTAAGTGCCATTTGTTACACCTCATATATTTATTTATTCATCTGCCTTGCGCACCGACAGTTGAATATCATCGCATCATAGACCGGGCCATCTGTTGTATCTGTGCCAGTCTTCCATTACCCACCTGTCCTGATTGAAGAAGGTGCTGAACTATCTGCCTCGGATCATTCATGCCGGAAGGGATGTTGTACCCTGCTCGTTTCAATACAGAAGCAGGGTCCTTTTTCAGTTCGTTAAGGTTAGGTCCTTTGTTGAATTGGTTGTAAAGACTATTAGCCATGAGGTTCTGTCTCCTCTCTTAACCGCTCGATTTCACGCCTCAACTCGTCCACATCATCTTTGGTCGCATAGATGTCCTTCTGTATCGAAGGTTGTGGCATCGGCTGCGCATCTGTGACTTCCTTGTAGGAAAACTTTCTCAACGGCAGAGGCATCCCGGATGCATCGGACGATTTGATAAAGAACTGGTCCTGTTCGCTATCCATCAAAAGGACCGTTCCATTGGCAGGGACAAAGAAAGACTTTGCTCCACTCTCCCCCTGTACCCATGTGAGGGAGTTCTGCTGATAGTTTTGATAGTTCTGCTGATAATTCTGCGGATAGTACTGGTATCCGAATTGGTTGTTATAAGCCATACTCACACCTCTTTTTTGAACCACACATATACGGGAATCTCCTGTGAGGAATCCCAAGAGTCATACAAATCTCCGTCTACCACCGTAGCCACATGGCCACCGAAACCAAGCACATAAATTCCGTATGGATGATCTCGGCAGAAATCCTCTGCGGTATAACAATCAGGGCAATTGTTTGGTATCGCACTGCGGTAGAATCCGTGTTGTCTTAAAACCGCTCCCCAGACCGCATCGGAGGAAGGCATATTTGCCATTTTGTACCCGGCATCGCAGATCATCACGTATGCCCTCTCCCATGTCGTACCTAATGCCTTGGCAACCGCTCTTACCGCACAGTCCCCCACTTTGACCCCGACAGGATTTGAGTTGTATTCGATGTACATTTCTCGACCTCTTTTCTGCCAAAATGGTAAACAAAAAAAGGAACTGCAACGAGTCCATAAACGGACCAATTGCAGTTCCTTTTCGTATCTCTTTTGGGTGATTACTTTAGGTGCTTAAATATAACCATTTGGCACTTGTAGACGATGCGCTTTATCTGTGCTACTGATAGGTCGTACTTCTCGGCAAGAGGTTCATAACAGATGCCATTGACAAGCCTATCTACCATTATCTTCCGGTTTCTTTCGGAATGGATATACTCGTCTATGGCAGCAATGACTTGCGAGTTTGTATACTCGATCATTTCTTCTTACGCCGTTTTCTTCGGCGTTGAATCTTAACTCCTTTTGCTGGCTTCTCGCCGGGCTTCTTCTTTTTAATGATTACCGTCTGCCCCATTGTTCAAGTCTCCTTGACCACCAAAGTTTACGTTGTTGATTCCTTCGCCATCCTGGTCATAGCGGATTGTCTCATACTCATTGTTATAGATAGTCCATGCCACGTTCGCGCCAACAAGGCAAAGAATGAGCAGGATAATAAGAATAAACAATCGTTTGATCGTTCGCTCAAGACGGCTTACCGATGATTCATACACGATGTATGGCACAGATAAGATATCCTTCTCATTCATCAAGTTCCGGTAATCCTTTCAGTGCGAGTAAAATCGCAAGAATGAAGCCAAATGCCCCGGCAGAAAGAGCCGCTGGCCAGCTTACATCCTTGAGTACCAATGCTCCCGTGCCAATGTAGGCAAGCATAGATTCTGCAAACGTTCTTACTGCACGAATCAAAGCAGCTGCTGCCCACTCTTTCCACTGTTGTTTCGTTCTCATGCTAACCACTCCTTTGAACAGAACCCTGTGTATAGCGTGTCACCTTTTTTGTACTGTACATACAACCAGTTCACACATTGATACCTGGTATAGAATCCATAGCAACGAACACTACTCCCCTTCGGCATGACCACAAGAACCTTATTCTGCGTTCCTGCACCATTTCTCAAGTTGAGTGCGGCTATGGTCTTATACTCTCGATTATACGAAGAGTCTTTTGACTGTGCGGGTTGCGTTGCCTTTACTTCTTTGGCCTTTTCTTTCGGCTTTTCTACGGGCTTTTCTACGGGCTTTTCCGAAGGTTTAAGCATCTCGTTTACTCTTTCCTGTATCTGTTCATAGGTGTAATCAATTTCACCCTTTTTGTACATGGAATTGAGTTTGGCTTTTCTCGCTGCCCCGTATCCATATTTAAGCTTGATGACCTGTTTCGCCAACTCATCAAGAGAAGGTTTCTTGGTGCTGGGAGTAAGCTTCTTTGCAATCATCGCATAGTCCGGGCAGATGAATCCTCGGATGTACCGCTGATTAACTTTGCGCTGGATCTTGCGAACCTGTGAAGGTGATCCGGCGTTGCCCTCTACTACACTGAATGTATCAGAGCCTACAGATACCACGATACCGATATGGTCATGGCCTGTAGTATCGTCACCCTTGCCATCGTCTTCCCAGTCATACAGGCAAGCTTCACCTATCTTCGGCTTGTAAGAATCACTCTCCACCCATATGCCCAAGGATTTCGCCTTTGAGATGCTCTGCCCACAACTCATTGCGATAGGAACCCACTGTGCAATACCTGCCTTGATCCATGCTGCCGATGCAGTGATATCGCACCATGCATACGATTCATATGCCAGTGCCATACCATGTGCTTTTGCGTACTCGTTGTAGATGGCGAGAATCTCTTTGTGAATAGAAGATCCCTGCTTGCCACCTACCCATCCATTAACGATAGATACTACCTTTTTTCTTAATTCGTTTTCCGTCATACTGCTTCTCGCTCCATCAAGGGCAGGTCACTGACCTCTTCCATAATCTTCTTTGCCGTACCGTTGCCACCTAATCTTGTGTATGGCTCGTAAAGGTAGTCGTGAAGATTTTGGAACTGGTCGGACGTGATGTACCCTTGTTT